CACTTATGCCTGACACTTGCAAGGTGGTTAGTCAAACACTATGATTTGGCGTGTCGCAGCCGTCTCAAACTAAGCGATACCCCTAAACACCTCTCTCGTTTAGGGGTTTTTAGTTTCCGTAGACTTTGCCCTCGACTACAAACGATCCGTTTTTATGTACAGGGATCATTGACGGCGTTACCAATTTGTTATCAACGTAAAGTATGCCAAAGCCTTGTTGCCAGTTACCTGACCCAGCCTTGAGGTAATGGGCGCTGCTAAAGTTCATAAGGTTGCCAACCTCAAACCCTGTAAGGATACGCCCTAGAACGCCCCCTGAGGCCTCTGTGGCGTGAGTTATGCCTAGTCTGTGGGTGTGACCACATACCACACTCTTTCCGTGCTTCCTAGACAATCCTAGGGCTGTTAAGCCTGGAGTGGCATTTGTACTGCCTTCGTCACCGTGAAGCGCTACCCAGCCAGGTGCTAACTCAAACGGCTTGCGGTGATACTTAATGCCTAACTCCTTAAATTGTAAGAAGTTTGGTAGTTCTAATTCAGGCACACCTAATAAGCCAGGCGCTCTTAGTGCAATAGTGTTAAATAAACGATCTGTATGGTTTGATCTAATTACGTCAGTTACTTTTAGAGCTTCAAGTATGCGTACAGTTTCGTCACGATCTTTAGCCAAGGTGCCTGCATAAGCCCCAGCTGTGCCAGCAGTCCAACGGCTGATAGTAGGCATATCTATCTCGTCACCGATAGTAACGACTTGATCAGGTTTGTATCGCTTTACAAAGTCAATCAGATTAGCAACTGCCCTCTTATCGTGGTAAGGGATTTGCAGATCAGATACGATCAGTATGCGCTTCATCTATCCTCTAGTAAAGCCTCTAATATCGCTAGTCGCTTATCTATGCTGTTAACCTTGTCGCTAATACTTGATCCGCTATTAGGTAAAACTTGAGCTTCAATCTTTGCCAATTTTCTCACTATGCTAGTAAGTATCGCCATTAAAGATAATAGTAGCGTAATAAACGACAAAGCAACGTTAGCGTCAATAAACATTATGGCTTCGCTTTATCCTGTGGTGCCATTAACCCAGTTAAGGCAGCAGCTAAAGATCCAAGAATTGCCTGTGCAGTTAGCTCATAGTTTGCAGCTGTCCAAGCAGCTAAGAAGGCAGATACGCCTAGTGCTAATTGTTTGCTTTGTTTAGTCGTCATCTTGTTCTATGTCCTCTGTCTCGTAATCTGTGGTTAAGTTTTCTATTGCATAATTCATTAAGCCTTGCAAACGCCATACTGGCTGTTCATCGCTACTTAGGGTATCTACAAAGTATTCGCCCGTTTCAGTAAAATACTCGACCACTAAAACGTAGCTGGTGGCTACGGCAGGTACATCACACGCTAGGTTTGCTATCTGTGCCAGCAGTTTGTCTATTTGCTTTTGTGGACTTTCCGCTTTTTGCATTAGGTACCTTTCCTATGCGTTCTAACCCAAGAGTTACTTCATCATCAGCCAGGTAAGGTGTTGGGTCAATGTCATCTCCATACTTGTACCCTGACCCGTCTTTGTTATTACCTGATCTGACCTCAAAGTGTAAGTGGCTACCTGTGCTATTCCCAGTATTGCCTACCTTGCCAATTAATTGCCCCATTTGGATCTGTGCGTCCTTTTGTACTAGCGTTTTGCTTAGGTGTGCATAAATCGCCCTAGACATATCTTTATGCATAACTACTATGGCTGAGCCATAAGACTCGCCCCAAGAGACACGCTGACTAACTTCTAATACACGACCAGCTTGAGCTGCTACAACGGGTGTGCCAGCAGGCGCCTTAAAATCTACGCCTGTGTGATAGCCCAGTTTCCAGAGTTCGCCTTTGCGCTTGTATGGTGTGCTGATCTTGTAATTAGGTACTGGATACATTAACTTAATAGCAACTTTGCTTCGTCGGCACTAATTCCTAATTTGTCAAGTAATACCTGACGTGACAATTCTTTTTCTTTCGCTATTGCTAAACCTGTTTCTAATAAATCTTGCATAACCTTATTTTCTGCAATTTCTTTTGCAGTTAAAGGTTTTTCAACTATTTCTCCAGTTGCGACGTTATGTGTTCTGTGTATTTCTGTCATTTTTTTCCTTATGCTCCGTAAACAAAAACTGTACCTGCGTCAAAATTACCACCACTTGATAAAATTGACACGCTCGAAATTGCACTTGTGCCAGCGTAATGACCGTTGCCTAAATAATTTTTACCGTTGGCTCCCGTGCCAGAAGTACCTGTAAGCTGAAATGGTTTTACTCCAGCAGCGTTGCAACCATATATTAAAATACTACCGTATGCTGTCATAGCAACCTCAGGTATTTCTGCAATTAAAACTTGAGTAAAGCCGTCCACTGACCTGTCTTGGGCGCTGTAACTAGCTTGAAACTCTTTTAAATTAGTTTGATAAATATCTGAAGTGCTATCGGTGTTTAATCTAAATCTAATAATACCACTAGCACTTGTGCAACTTGCTCCCTTAATGTAAACATAAAGTGAGTTTTTGCCTGAAATGCCACTAACTGTAATGGTTGAGGCTCCTGTTAAAGCGGTTCCGCCCGTGTTGATTAACGTAAAGTTTTGTGCGGCTGCTGAAACTGCTGCCCATTTAACACCATTTGTTGCACCGCTATCAGCTGTCAAAACGTGGTCATTAGTGCCAACTGCCAAACGTGCCGCTGTATCAGCTCCACTCGCAACAATTAAATCACCTTTAGCGTCTAGTATGGTCGCTGGAATACCAGCGGTTGGTGTAGCAAACGCAAAGTCGTGGTCTGTGCCACTTGCTTTAGTTAAAACTTGACCAGTAGTGCCACCTAGCAAACCTGCTAGATCTGCGTCTACCGCGTCTGCAAACGTTTCAAAGTCTGCTGGTAGGTCTGTCACCAAGTCTGTTGGCGCAGGTGTGACCCAACCATAATTAGGCGTTGTTGCCATTTATTACCTTCCTTATGCCACGACTTGGGCTTCTGCCCAGTCTAGTGTACCTGAAACCGTATTCCAAGCCTCTAAAGGTGAAACCTGATTCCAATTCTGTGCTAGTACGCTTAGTGCGTATTCTGTCAGATAAAGCGTTAAAAATACTTCATATTGGTTGATTGTCCAGGTTATGCCTTCGACAAACCCAGCAAAGTTATTCTCGTAGATTGTGTCAGGTGGATTGATCTCCAACGGCATACCGTTGTAAACCTCAATTAAATCATCACGCAAGATATTGGTCATAGAGTCAAGTTGTAAAGGTATTGTGATACTGCTAAGGGATCGGCGAGGATAACCGCGAGTAGTTAGGTAAAGATCAAGCACGGCTAAAGCAGCTGACTGTTGTTCTAGCAAAGTAGTAATAGATACGGCTAACTGACCATACTCACTAATTGAACCAGCATTAGTATCTGACTCACTTTGTCCGTTTTTGTAAATAACTGTTATGTCATTGGCAAGATCAGACATACGCTCAATAGTTGATAAGTTACTTGCCAGTATTACATTGGTAGGAATAGTTGTAAAACCATTGGTACTGACTTCATTAACTCGGTGGCTTGCGTCATCATAATTAAGCCTACCGTCACGACCTTCATAAAGTATGCCTCTAGCACTATTGGCTACTTGACCAGCAAGATTAAAGGCATTAGTTTCGCCGCTAGAGTATGCAACTATTTCATAGTCCCCAGGTGTATCTATGTTGCCTAAATAAGGATTGTAAGTGTTCCAGGTAAGTGCAGGATCAACGGCAGCCCAAGTAACTCCTGCTGGAGTATCTTGCCAACGTTCAGCTGTGGCTTCGCTAATTATGTTTAGAATACGAGTACCGTCAAACTCTTTAGCAAAGCCTGTACCGCCAACTAAGCGCCTATTTAATCTAGCAAGTGAGCCTACACCTGTAATGCGTGTGGTAGTGGCAAAGCCAACTGATCCATAAGACTGAATACTGCGCTCTACATCTGAAACAAAGCCCGCAAAGATAATTACAGGCGTGCCAGTCGTATCATCTATTTCTACCTGTACTGAGTGATCTATCTCAACTACGGGAATATTATTGTTAAACGTAATTAAAGTAATTGTGCAATAACCTGCACGCGGTTGCTCATCAACACTTGTACGCCCAGTAGTAATGCTCACACCATTGAGCGTGTCGCCCGTGTAAGTTACTCCGTCAATTAATACGGCTGGATTGGGTGTGTATGCTGGCATTAGACTGCAAAGGCTGGCGTGGTTTGTATTGTACCTGCTCTAGCTGTTGCATTACTCAAAGCAGTTCCAACTGCTCTAGCAAAGCCTTCCTGATCAATTACGCTAGGTGCATTTACGTTGATTGTTACGTTAGGTTGAGCGCCACCTTGTAAATCGCTAACACGCTTAAATCCTAATATGTCAAAAATCTGTTGCTCTTTAATTTGCTCGCCAACTGTAATGGCTTGGCGCTCAGGATCTTTAAGAAACCTATTGTAGATAGCAGATTCGGCAGCTGTAAGATTCTTGCTAAATTGTGGTACTAAAAAATCACCTGTTTGTATGTATTCACGACCATTAAGTATGACCTTACCGCCAGTACCAGGCAATATCTGACCTTGACTTCTACCAGCGCCACCTTCAAGAGTGCTAACGTTTAATCCTGCTTTACTGCCACCACCTGTAAATATGTCTGCAATACCTGCGCCTAATTTACCTAGTGGTGAGTTTTTTATGGCATTACCTAATCTAGCAAACAATTGGATTAGATCGCCTATCTTGTCAATTAAGAAGGTAACTGTATTAACTATGCCCCTAAAAGCTGCACCTAATACATCAACTAATATCGGTGCAACTGTACTTTTGACAAACTCAGCTAAAGATTTAAGCAAGTTAATTAGTGGACGATATTCGTCAGCGTTTTCTTTAACTGCTGTGCTAATCTTTTCGTAAGCAGATTGCAAAGTGTTTAGAATAGGTGTTAAAAAGTTCTTAATGTTATTACCAAGAGCAGATGTATCGCCACTAAAACGATCAAAGATTGGCACTAAATACTCGTTAATAAAATCAAACAAACGAGTTAAGATTGGCAATAGGGCTGCGCCTACTGATTCTTTAGCCTCATCAAAGGCAACCTGTAACCTAGCGGTTTTGCCTGCAAACGTTTCAGCAGATTGAGCAGCAGCACCCTCAAAGGTATTAGCTAGTTGCTTAGTTATGTCATCAAAGCTCATAGTTTTTAACTGAGCAGCTGAGATACCGACACCTAGTTTACCTAGAGCTGTATTTTGACCTTCAAAGGATTTAGATAGCGCATTAGTTACAGATTCCAGACTCTTACCACTACCACGACTAATATCTAAAGCAAGATTTAATAACTTTTGTGACTGATCTACGTTTTTAGTTGATCTAGTCAAACGATCTAGCGCTGGACGTAATTCATCATCAGCAATACCCGTAGCAAGTGAGGTTTTTAATATCTGTTCCTCCACTGCTGCTATCTGATCTTTGGTAGCACCAGTAACACGCTCTAAGGATCCTGCTAACTTGACTTGGGCTTGCTCGTCCTCAATAGCCGCTTTAACGCCGTCTACGGCTAATTTAACGCCATAAGCTGCAACGGCAGCACCAGCAACCGCAGCTGCTTTACCAACGGCTGCAAACGCGCCACCAATGCGACTGCTGCTTTTTTCGGTTTCGTCTTGGGCTTTGTTTAAGCCTTTAACTAAATCTGCTGTATCAGCAAGGATAGATAATTTAAGAGTACGATTGCCAGCCATTAGTATTTATCCGTAATCTGCTTAAAGCCTTTTTCCCACTTT